CCCGCAGCAGGGCCACGTACGTAGTCTCGTTCTTTCTAAATCCACCCGGAGATGGAGAAAGAACTTTGGAGCATTCCGTAACGTGATCGGCGCTTGTAGCCAACAAAGAGTTGTCACAAGCCTACCCTGCGTATTTGGGGTCCTCAAAGGGAGGGGCGCCAAATCAAGCCAAAAATCCGCGAAAACAAACTTCACCTGGCAGCACACGATTGCAGTGCACTGGGCCGAGTTGGTTTCTGCTTACGAGTCCGCACACGGGACCATCGTCTTCGACAACAGACCGCGCAACCTGGGGAGGTTGCGGGCCTTCGTCCGATGGTATCGCGGCATCGCCACTCGTGGGCGCCCATTCCTTTCAGAATGGTGCCACAGGAACCGCAGCACGATGTGCAACGCGAAACGCGTTGGAGTCGCAGTGGAAAGCCTCCACTGGTCAACAACGGTCGCACGCGCAATCGACTGGAAACTCAGCGACCAGGCGAAGGCCACCAGAGCTGCTCAAGCCACCCAAGAAGCGGTGAACCGATGGAAAAGAGCCTCAACCAAGGAAGAAGACATCTGGGCAGACCTCATTGTATCTCTACTAGAGAAACACGTGATGGTCAGTCAGTTGTCAACTGAGGAAGAGAAGAACTTACCATGGCCCACTCCTGGGAACAAAGCATGTATCGAGCGTAACAGAGGAGAAGGAGGCTGTGCTGCACAGCACCAACAGATTGCTCGCGACTTCGTGCCTGTGAAGGCCCAACAAATGTTGGACTCCCTTCACGCACGGAACCAAGCCAATCTATGGACTATGACCCAGCGAACAGTACCTTCCATCCCTCTGCATTACGGCGGTGCCCCTCAAGCACAACGGCTCATCGACCAGAACCCTATGAATATGATGGCGATGTTTGAAAACATTCACCAAACCCATATGGCCGTGGAAGAGATCCAGTCGTCTGAGGAGCTTCTCACCATTTCGCCCGAACATGTTGCCCTGCTCACCCGTAACTTCCACCGTGGAAAACTTACCGACGTGCGCCCGCTAGCCCTCGAAGAGATTGGTGGTAAGACGCGATTGGCAACGCTCCATCCCGCACTAGAAGTGTGGGTGGCGCGACGCCTAACGCAACTGACCTTACCAACTCTCAAGGGACTTTGCTGGACACGCGATAGTCTCACCGGTATCTGTCACGGTCAAACAGAGTTGTTCCGCAGGACGCTACCTGGGCAGCCTGAGTTAACTACGGCTAAGCTGTACAGTGCCGACCTTTCCGCAGCCACGGACCATATCCCCTTCGGAGTCGCACGCAAAGTAATGAACTGGCTCACGGAGAAGCGGTTAGTCAACCACCATAAATGGCAGACTGACATCATTCCACTCCTCTTTGGGCCACATCGTGTCAAGGACACAGATATCATCACAAAGCGTGGTCTCTTCATGGGACTGGGACCGAGCTGGGTCGTGTTGTCACTCATCAACGTCGCAGCAGCGCTCTATGCCACTCAGCAGCGGAGGTCCTTTGCAGTATGCGGAGATGACCTCATTGGACTGTGGACTGGTGAAGAAGTCGCCCGTTACGAAGCCGCCATGGAGGGCTTGGGCCTACACCTCAACCGGAAGAAAGCATTCTACGGTGTCCGGGGAGTGTTCTGTGAACAACTCGCCACTATGGACGACCGCGGAAGACTCGCGACCATTCGAGATGTGGGGCACCTTGCTGAACCGGGACTTTCCAAGGTCCGCTCCGGTCGATCTCGCTACCAGCTGGCAGCCACTCAAGCACTAAGTACTGAGCGACTGACCGGCAAGATTGCGAATCGCCTGAAGCAATTTACGTTGGACAAGTTCTGTTTCAGCTCGGCACCCGGCCCTGTCCTACTAGGCGGTTCCGGTACGGGAGTCGCTCATCCAGACATGCTCATGCGCGCGCTTGCCAAAGGAAAGGTAGCAACCACATTTGTGCCCGACGGGCCAGAAAAGAAGATCCTAGAGGAGTGTACAACACAACTCTTGAGCTCCTCAGTTCTGTCCCACGAACGCAATCGGGGTACAAGCTACATAACCTTTGAGCAGGCGCGCAACACGGTCATGCGGGAAGTGCGACTACAGCGACTCTTCACGTGGTCCGATGTCAATGAGGTCAAACCCACGAACTTCAAGGCATTCTCACGCCAGACGACCAAGGTTCCCTTTTGTTTCCATAAGGCCCAGGTACTGAATCAGCAAGCTGATCGTTCCCGTGCGGACCGGAATATTATCCAGAAGATCCTTCGACGAGCTGAGCGGCGCGGCGGCAAAATCGTTCTCGCAGATTTGACAAGAATGCAGTCTGTTCTCCTGAGACCCAAAAGAGAGAGATTCCTCCCTCTCGCCACAATGGGTTCAGTCCTTGAACAGCTCGACATTCTTCCCGGCAGGGGCGTGGAGGCTATGGCAAGCCTCCGCGCAGCGGCCACTGGTTCAGAACCAGCGGTCGCAAAAAACGGCACATAAATGGG